GTAACACCTACCTCATGTAAGGGTAACACCTACCTCATGTAAGGGTAACACCTACCTCATGTAAGGGTAACACCTACCTCATGTAAGGGTAACACCTACCTCATGTAAGCATAGAGAACGCCATCAAAAAGAACTTTGATGGCTATAATCTTTATAGGTTTATTGCCTAAACAACTTTAAATTCTGCGGCGAGTTTATCCATTTCTGGCGCTGCCCTTTCTGAAACCAATACCTGAAGGTTTGCTGGTCTCCTGCCACCATTTTCTTTTATTATCTGTTTCATGGTTTTTGCTCTTAAACGAGCTTCTTTATTGAAAATTTCCATATTATGAATTATCGCCAATTTTCCTTCATCCGTATTGGCAAGCGTTGGAATCATTTTAATAAAGAGTTTTAAATCCGCATCAGTAATTCGAGCTCCAAAAATTGATTTTGCATCTCTTACAAAGTCAAAAGATATTTTCTCAAATTCTTCTGTATCTTGGGAAGTAAACCGCATAATTGCCTCAAGTATAGGAGATAACGACGGTGCAACAACTCCAATGCCTGCTCCAATCCCTGCTCCAACCAAGATACCTCCAATACCTACTGGAGCACCCAAAGCAGCACCCTTCGATGCTAACGCAGCCCCCGCTGCTGCCGCAGCCCCTCCGGCATAAACAGGATTCAATTCTTCAATAAACTTAAAGGTTTTATAAAAAGCAGCAAAAGGTAAGCCATTATTGCCATACTGGTCCTTCTTATTTATAAGATTTTTCATCTTACCAAGACGTTGATCTCCCTTATCGGAAACTTCTTCATACGCTAAGGTTTGGTCATAGAAAGCTTTTGTTTCTTTATCTATTGCTTGTTGCTCTAGCCTGTCTTGAGTTCTCTCTCGCTGACGAACCTGTTCTCTCTGAAACTGTGTCATAGCTTTTCCTCCCCCCATTGATCCTACCAACCCTCTTGCTTGGGGGCTTTGTTGAGCAGGTTGAACCAATTGTTGGGATTCTTGAATTTGCTGAGGAGCAACAGGTTGTTGTCCTTGTTGTTGTCCTTGTTGTTGTCCTTGTTGTTGATGCATCTGCATTTGTTGCTCAACTTTAGCGTTAGCTTGCTGTATTTCTTCTTGCGTCAAATGGCGTGCACCATCTGGACTATTGGCGAAACGAGAAATCTCTTGCAGTGTTTCAGGGGGATATAATTGTCCCTGTTGTGGCATTGCAGATTGCTCATTCTCTTGTTGCTGTGGTGCTTGCTGTGGTGCTTGCTGGGATAGTTGATTAAAACCAGTTTGAGTCTGTTGGGGTCTGCCTGAAGAACTTTGAAGGAGGTTTGATATCAACTCATGTTGAACCTTGGGCTCTTGGGTATTGATCCACTTAAGTTCAGCGTCATTAAGGCTGCCCCCAAAAGCATCCTTAAGAACTTTAAGTTCTTGATTCTTGTTTAACTCGGAGAGCTTGCGATTAGCGATGGAGTTTACACCTTCGCCAAGAAGTTGGCCAATACCTTTATTGCCTTGTACTATAGCTACCATTTTAACCCCTTAAGCTTGTAAGAAATTCTGTAAGAAACTCTGTAAGAAACTTTTAACAAACCCAGCACCTTGAGTACCCTTTAATGGTTGTTGGGGTGATGGCAATGAGTTTACCTGATTACTAAATTGATTAAATCCTCCACCATTGGGCATTCCTGGAATGGTCCCTGGTGGATTATTGAACTGGTTAAATGCTGCTGAGTTCATGGGAGCTTGTGTTACATTAACGTTGTCCGCTTGTCGCTCTGATCTTAATTTAAGGGCGGCTAATCCAGCGGCAGTCTTTACGAGTCCCGATTTTTTATCAGCAGTATTTACGGGTACCGATTTTTTATCCGCAGCAGACTTCTTTTCTTCGGCTGCTTTCCCTTCCCTGTATCCTTTTATACCTTTTGCAGCAAGTTCAGTAAATTGAGGGGCATTGGATAAAAGAGTCTCGGCAAAGCCCGGTCCGGGTTGCGTATAGCGATTCTCATTAGAGGGATTTAAAAGAGTAGACAACTGGCTTTGATCTAACTCGCGCTGTTTTAGGTTGTATTGCTGGCGCTGTGCACTCAAATTTGTTTCTAGATCATTCGCAGAAGCTCCAATACCAGAATTGAAAGCTGATCCTCGTTGACTATACCTGCCCGCTGTAAATCGTTCCGCTATCCCGGGAAGAGTCTTTGTTTGGAAATCCTCGCGAGCTTTTTTTTCTATAGGAGCAAAATTAAACTTGTTACTAGAAAGACGTTTTTGCACTCCAGGCAGTAAAGCGTCCTGAGTTGCTTGTTGTTGAGGGCTTAGTCGAGACATCTGTTGAGGATTAGGATTTTGATTGGAAGGGCTTCCCGTTCCTTGGTTGCTCCAATCGTGTTCAGCAGCGGCCTGGCCACCCGCAGCAAGAAGACCAAGGCCCCCTCCTATACCAGCGCCAATCGCAGTACCAATTCCGGGAAATACTGCCGACCCTACCGTAGCTCCTGATGCAGCGCCGCTTATCCCATAAGAAGCTGAATTGGCTAAGTACTTTCCAGTATTAAAATCTTTTGCTGCCATACTATCTCCTTTGTATTACGTTTGTAAGTACTCAAGCACCACATACGAAGGGTTATACCCGTTATATGTTGCACTGGCCGTTATTATATAAACATTTGTAGCGTCAACATACATTTCTATCGATTGATTTGCCGTGTTACTTGCATAGGGCAATGGTACATAATTAAAGGCAGTTTTGTTATTAGCAACTCCGTATATCCTGGTGAAAGTTGTATTGCTAGTGACAAAGATACCATGAGGGATAGTGGTGGTTCCGTTTACTAGATTTGCCTGCCAATTGAGAACCTTACGAACAACTTGGCGTAGTGTTGGCTGTTGAGCCGTTGAAGAATTAAGGGCCGGGTTAGAAAAGTATACCTGCCCGTTAATATACTCATCTGTATCATACAGCCCTGTGTCTTTTATATTAAGGGCAAGAGACATAGTGTTTATGTACTGATAAAGACGAACGAGAAGTTCTTTAAATTCAGGGCTTTTAACATCGACGCTTTGTACATTAGCAACATCAAATATAAGAGTATTTGGTACAAATGTTCCTGAAATATTTTTAGCCATTACTGCAATCTTCCTATTGGTTGTGTATAGAGGCACATCGCTTGAATTTCAAGACTCTCAAGAGACACTTCTGGTGTAATCATTTGAGCATCTGTGAAATACATAACCATCTGTAGGAAGTTTCCTCCTGACCCGAAATACACGGTATGCCAAAGCAAATCGGACTCCTGCTCAAATGGGTAGAGGACTGGATTGTAAGGGCTTGTATGTAAAACATTATTGCCCATAATGGCCCCAGTGTATTGAGCTTGTCCAATCATAAGAAGCTTATTGCTCGATGTTCTATAGTCAACAGTAATTGCCCCTGCGGTCGTAGATCCCACCGCAAAATCAACCTTAGCTACAAATACATTGTCTGCTTTGCCCGCATAAGGATTGAAATTCTTAGTGGTTATTTGAACGTTGCTGACACGGGCGCAAGTTCCGCTTCCTAGATAGGTACCAGAATAAAGTGGATCAAACCCAAGCCCATCTTCATTGCGATCATTGGTATTTATAACAATATTATTGGCGCTGTCCGCAGATGGGATCTGGTAAACACGAAATATTTTGCCATTGAGCGTTGCCATAGTGGTAGCGTCAGCAACAATATTCTCTAATAAAACAAAGTCATAATCTTCATCATCTTGCGTAGAAGTATCATTTAGATTGTGATTCATAATAGTAAGCGTAATAAAGCCAACCCCATCAAATGTCATTTTAGTTATTGCCATAGACGGCGCATTTCTTGGTGAATCCGGGCTAATCTTTAATACAAAACCCTCGGGAGTCCCAGCAAGTATCTGCCTTTGGTTAGACTGCGAAACATTAGATTCCCAAGACCCCTGAAAAGTGTCCCAAGTTACAGGATCAGATGATGCCCACGTGAGGTCATCCTGTTGTTCGAAGTAGCCAAATGTAGTTAAACAATCGTCATTGATCGCCCATGACCCTAGTTTATAATTATAGACAAGCACTCTGTTGGGGAAAATCTGTGTTTCACGAGCTGAATCAGAGACATACGACCAATAAACCATCTCTGTATAATAGTCTCTAACCCCAGCAACCCGTTGCGCATCATTACTTTCTGTTCTGAATTCAAACACCTCGTCCGGAATTTTATCGTCTATCCGGCTTACATTCGATCCATTACATCCATGCAAACCAGATTGGCCCACAGTGAGAATGTCTTGATCAAAAGGTACCGCAGAGAAGGTAGACATAGAACCTAGCTCTGTGTTGAGTTTTTGCCATATAAATGGCCCAGAATCGTTACCGGTATAGACAAGTTCCCATGTCGATCTTTCAAATCCTACAATGAGCCTATCTTTTATAAATTCTGCGCTTACAATAGCCTCTTGTGTTGATGCATCTTCATAGCCGCCACCAGCTGCAATATTACCAGCTGAGTCTCTCGTGCTTGGTTCATACCAGGCGCTCAGAGAAAATGGAGAACCTTTCCAGCACCAACGGGCCCTGTTTTTATACTGCGTTGCTGTGCCCGTATTAACAAGCGGCGGCCCCGCTGAATAACCACTATTGTTATTTTCTACCGTATTAAGTAGTACCAGCCTATCCTTGAAAGCCACTATAATACGAGCTGTTTGAATGAATGCTGCTGCTGCTCTTACCTTTGTCGCATCAGGCAAAAAATAGAAAGAATTAGTTGCAGGTGTCACAACAGCTGCTGGAGTCCATGTTGTTCCATCAAACGTCCAAATAGGATCGTCGGTTGCTGCGGGAGCCCCAATTCCTAAGGTGAAGTTAAAGTTCGAAACGAACATAACAGGGCTTCCTGCAACGCCTTGCCAGTTTGTTGCCCAGAAGTAATCAGTATTATCACCTTTCCACACTGCTGTTCCCGAACGAACCCAACCTCCAGCAACAAACGTATAAGCGTATTTAACATCAAAGGCATAGGTAGGATGATTATTTATAGCGCCCTCTTCGTATTGAGTGATGCCCATAACTGGATTTGATGGGTAATAGGATACGTCGGTAAGAGCTCCCGCTGTAAATGTAACGGTATTAGGGTTCGCCGTGCTATTAATTACTGCAGAAACTGCCCCATTCGTACTAAGTGTCGCAACACCAGCACCAAGTTGATAAACAGAGAAGGTATCCCCACCCAAAGAAAACATCTGCCCAATAGCAAGTTGTGTGAGCCCACTAGGCAAATTCATAGCAACATTTGCATTATTGCCAAGACTCAAGCGTAATCTTGTTGATAGCGGTGTTGTACCCATCATCTGTGAGCCGAATCTCTTTCTGAGTCGACCCCGGAATGTATAAGCGTTCTCAAGGTACTCAAATGCGTCATCTGGTATCAACCAGTTTTTGGCATTCGTCATCAAACCCGAGTTAATTGGTGCTATAAGAAATCTATCGTATGCCATTTATATACTCCTTACCTTCCTATAACCATCCATGCAAAATTTACACCAACGGTACCGAGAGAAGAATAGACCGTAAACGAGGTAGCGGTGTAAGCAGAAATAGTAACAAAGTTATTCGAAGTCCCAGCCCCAGACAGCCGTGTTAGTTGAGGCGCTGTCCAAAAGGTAGAGAATCCAGGAAAACCGACTAATTGAGCCGCATAACTTACTGTCACATTATTTTGAGCTCCTGTTCCAGTATTACCCCAGGCAATTATTAACCCTGAAGGTAAGTATGTCCAACCATTGGTTATACCAACGTTATTATTAACATACAAAGTCATAGGTACCTGCCTTGCTACTCCAGAAGAGTAATCTCTTGAGGCAACAAAGAGTTCCCGGTAAGTAGATATAGTGCTCTGAGCAGAGTAAAGGCCAACAGAGTCTAACGCAAAGGCTGCCGCTGGTGGTCGAGTGCCATTACCTGCTTGCAGTGCAAAATTAACCCAATTAAAGCCTAATGAAGAGTTCAAGCAATTGCTTCCAGGAGTTGCACTAATTCCTGCTATTACCCCTAAAGATGTAAAGTTGCTTTGAATAGCCCCCTGGGAAATCGATAATTTATCCGAAGGTCCCGGTATTGCTGAATTAAATGCCATTAGTAATCCTTATTGTTACCAGTTACCCATGCCAAAAGAGCCCGAGTTCCCGTTTCCACTGTTACTTTGATAAATTGTTTGCTGCGCTTCATTTGTGTATTGAACAATAGTTCTTCTCATCACTAACATTTCTTGTGTCTTAAACTCTGGTGTAATGAGTTTTACCGAGTCAATATCCATACGATCTTCGAATATCTTTTTAGCAGCCCCGTACGCTATGTACTGCCAATACTCTTGGAGCGCAGGCATTGAAGAGGTTTCCATTAACCACGTTGGCCTTACATAAACTTCAAGGTCAACACGATACACTTGATCAGGTATTGGCCTTAATATGAATTCATCAGCAGAGAAACACACAGAAGTTGGTTTGTATAAGTTAGTCGGTATGGCTTGGCTAATTATATATTGGTCTTCACCGGGAGAGGCAGAAAATACTGCTGTGTAGGCGCCAGTGGAATAATTTATTGCTCCTGTGCCTAAATTGAAGGGAGCGGAAAATGCACCCGTCGGATAAGAAGGTGGATACACCACATTACCACTGTCATCATACCCGCGCTTTATATCCTGGTAGAGCTGAGAGTTGGGATCGTAAAGGTTGCCATAAATAGTATTATTCCCTGTTGTAGGATTAATCAGTGGAATATCAACAAGAGCAAGTCCATTCATATCTGTGTCGAGCGAACTAAAGAGTACTTGGTTTTGCAGCAATCCTATTGATTGCCGTTGAACCCCAACAATAGGAAGCTGAGGGTTAACCTGCTGGGTCTGAATAACCCCTGAGAAGTTATTTAAAGTGCCGTCACCAAGCAGTCCTGTTTGTGCAATATAGTTCAACTTAGGGAAATACTGATAAAACTGCTCCCTAGACTGAGTGTACGAAGTAGGAAAGCCAGCAACATAAAAAGGAGGATGCACAGTAAGGTATTTGTTTTGAAAGTCATACAGGGGGTTGTTAACTGCTGCAGGATTATTACCGAAGCTAAGAGTATCAGTAGGGTACACATCTTGGAATGGATTCGTATAAAAGGTGAATGACTGGCGAAGGTTGAAAGTTCTTAGTTGCTCGGGAAAATCATAGACAACAAAAGTATTAATATAATTCTGCAAGTCTGCATTAGTGATTTCAGATTCAGAAGGAGAGCGTGTTAATCGCCTAACCTTATTCTGTATGGCTTGTAGTGTAGAATCAGGTGCTGCTATTGGCATTAACTCTCCTTTAAAGAATATTGGTTACCGACGATTTAAGACTACTCGATATCTCCCCAACATTACAAACTAAACTACATATGTTTGTTAAGATATCGGGCGCAACGGGAATGGAGAATGGTTCAAAGTTGGTGGTGTCTATATCAGCAGTAAAGGTGGTAAGGCTGGTAACAAGAATAGAGGCAGTCTGCTGATCAAGTTGCTGCATGCCACAGGCTGGCTGAATGTAGAATCTTACTATACCACCATCAACATAATCGTGATTAGTTGCTGTTGTCACTATCGCGGGATATGTCTTGGTGATATCCGATATTACACTTAAGCCCGGGATAAACATTGGAGAGGTATTTATGATACAACGATCTAATACAGCCATGACTGCCTCCGTTAATTTACGCTTCTTTGCGTAAAGATGTAACTGTTTCTATATTTGATGGCATAAGATCTCTTAAGTCAGACTCTGACATGAAATCAAGAGGTGTGAATGCGAACCTATGCACCTTTCTTCCTATGACCGCCACTGGCCGCCCGTTTTCGTCTTGCTTGTAGGCATTCTCTGGGTACCACATATCATTAACGATATGCATGGCAACGTCTCTAGGAATGGTATAGATTCCACCATCTTCGAATGTCCATTCTTCAATCTCATCCCCTGGCCAGAAGAGTGTATTAAACCTCAACTGTTGCCCTGGTGCTTCTTTGTTCTCAAACTTGCCTCGAACCAGTCCATGGCCACGTTGTATCATTGATGCTACTTCTTGCGCGGTAAGCCTTCTTCGTTTTCTTGTGGTATAAAGATCAGTTGAATCAATGTGTTCTCTACTGCCAGTAGTTCTAGCTTCTTTTACAGACATAATATTCCTTATTTTAGTGGGCCCCCCGTCGAGGGCCCTTATTAATGTGACATTAAAAACGAGTTTTAGAATCCGCCAAATTCAGACTTGCCGGCTACCCAGTAAAGTCTATCAGGGGTAACAACGTTCGCTGAAGTCCAGGTCAAAGAGCCTGAAGGCCCAATGATTGGAGATGTAGGAATGAGACCAGCGCCGCCGTTGCCAAGAATCAACCCTTGAAAGCCAGTATTAACTGCCGCATCAGCAAGTATGCCGACACTTGTAGCGTTAATTTGCAAGCCTGCAATGGTTGGGACCTGAGCTGTGTTAGATGCCAATGCTGCAGCGGTGTCTTCACCAACAGGAGTCATAGTTGGGAAATCAGACGGTTGCTGAGCAATCGTAGGCCAACTAAATGCAGTCATCGCTGCTGTGTCGACAGAGATTGTGAAAGAGAAATCATCGACAACCGTTACCACAGTAGCTACTATGCCATCAAGTTGAACCATGCCAGATTGGGTTGGGATCTTGAAACGAACTACTTGCCCTGGGGTCATACCATGAGCAACCGTAGTTCCAACAGTAGGAACCGAAGCCCTAGTAATATTCGATACCTTGCGCATACGTGGGTAGAACATTGAAGCGAAATTAATAACCCTATAAAAACCAGCACCACCTATAGCACCAGGAGCAGTTGCTAAAGCGTTAGTTGTAGTTAATAAGGTAAACTGCGTTGAGCTTGTTACCGTACCAACAACCATATCTATGCCATTAACATCATTTTGAGCGGTACTGCTCATGCGAACAACAGAACCAACTACTACAGAAGTATCTGCAGTATGGGTAACAACTGGTCGAGTAGCATCTGTAGACGCAGAAACCGCAACAGGGTTTCCAATTCTCGGCTGAGCTAAAAGATTATTACCAGAAGGGTCGTAAATAGTGATTCCGCCCGTTGCAATAGTGTTTACAGAGATAACACCAGTTGCAGCAGCTTTATAAGTAGCTAATGCCGATCCTTGCGCCATTCCTCTTTGCCAGAAGAACTCAGTACCAATGTTAGCATTAGCTGTGCCTTGGAAATAAGCGCCCGCTGCTGCACCAGCAGTACCGTATTGGGTAAAGTTTCGTACTGAAACCCAATCAGCGCCAGATGGAACAGCAATAATTGTTGGTGCGGCTTCACTGCTTGATGCGACACCAAGGTTTGGATTAACTAATCCTACAGAGTTGGCGAGAAAAGTACCCTGACCTAAAATAGTTCCTATCATATCGTCTCCTTTAAGCTAGAGTTGCGCGCATGTTAACAATCCACTGATCATTCAAAATACGTTGAGCTTGTGCGAACTTGTACGCAATCGACACGTTTTGTGCCAATTGGTCAGAGAAGATCGCTGGGCGGTAAATCAGTTGTGAGCTGTAACCATTTTGCTGTATCACGCCATAAGCTTCCATGCCTGTCACGAAGATGTTATACACATTCGCACCCGTTGAAGACGCATTTGGGGAAACACTACCTTGGGAAGAGATCAGGAAGCGGATAGCATCAATCGAGCCATATTCAGATGAAAGAACATTGGTTTGACTTGGATACCCACTTACTTGAGTAAACCCAGTAGTAGCTTGCAAAGAAGGAGTCAAATTAGTTGAGCACATACCGAAAAAAGACCTACGAATAGGTGCTGTTCCAAAACGGTTTTCACCCTCGATGTTATCCATAATGGATTTAGCATCGTTGTTATAAAGGACACGAGTCACATTAGAACAATCTGAACGGGTTATTTCAGTTGGAACATCCCCGTTTACGCCACCAACACAGTTAATGAAGCTAGCTGAAGCTGCCAACATGTCACGTGTAAGTATGTCTTCGGTCTTACGAAGAGAAATACCCAATTGTTGAGTACCCCAGTTCAAAGCAGGGTCTTGATTCTGACGATCTGTTACTTTTGTGACCAACTTATTGGGTTGGCGGTGGGTCTTGTTAGTCCCCACTCCCAGTCTTTCGAAAGGGTTCAGACTATCGCATCTCTTATTTGCTAAGAGCCGAAGGGCTTAGTCGTTGCGGCTGTACATCATTTAAAAACAAATGACACTTGCCTCGGGTTGCCATGCCTCAATTGCTAGAAGAGGTTTAGGTTTTCCCAGTAATCACCCTCAGTTTATTGACGCCTCAAAGTTAAGCGTCACCTGCTCATTGATGTTTACGAAGGTTCCGTAAAATGAAATGGTGGCATCGATATCAACAGCAGTTAGGTTTTGCCCAGGCGGTAACACCCCTGAATTACCTAATGGTACGGTTGCTGGTGCTAAAAGATTTGGTCTTCTAAACCTGATAGTTCTACCAGAACGATCTGGCATGGTTCGTTTCATAGCGCATACGTTATGAATCATATTAGGCACTGGAACGGCCAACATGGTCATTTCGAAATGCTGCTGCACTGGAGCTGGCAGCGAGCTTGTAGTTGTAATAGACATGATTTGTCCTTAAAGTATGCGGATTAAAACATATTTAAGCTGGCGAGGCTTCATTTCGCCCATGGGGTAACGACTTCCCCGTTTCGTTCGATGGGATGGATTTCCGGCAACGACCCCGGATTGCGTTCGATAGAAAGAGTAGAATAAAAAACAATTCCCCACAAGAGGATATGGAGTAAACCTCTTGCAGGGAAAGGCAATAGTAGTGAAGCCTATATTGAGCACTGCCATATTGAGAGCAATGCAACGACATAAGATCATATCTTAACAAACTAAGATGTACAGCATTCTTAAATTGATTGCGCATTGATTGCGCATTGATTGCGCATAATATAAAGGCTTTAAAATATTCCTAGGAGCGCTGCCAAATGGCGAGCAATGTCTCAGGAAGCCAATGCAACGCCATAAGATTATACACTAACAAGCTAGGATGTACGGCATCCGCAAATTCCTTTGAGAATGGCAAAAGGGGTCTGCACTCGTCGACCACCTGTATTTTCATACCCCTTGCAAGGTACTTGAATTCAAAGTTGAAGATTGCATTATTGAACTCGACAACTTGAGAAGCAACAGAGCCAAATATGGGTGGTATTTGAGCAAGCAAAACGGTCGATTTGGGCCTTAGCTTATATATCTTTGCGATCATAATATCCATGTCATTGACAGCATTAGCAACACCTTTCCCTTGAAGAATGTCATTGGTCCCGGCCATCAGCAAGATGATGTCAGGGTTGAAATTACTTACAGTAAACCAATATCCTTTGTTACCTGGATAAGGATTAGGACCATCAAGACAAGCACACAATTCATCAATTCTATATCCACGATACCCAGCATGGCCAGTACTCTTACGGTTTATGAGTGTTTCTGAGCTATTGTCATTTAAAGGCCCTACAAATTGGACCTGCTGATAGCAAGCAAAAAGTGCCAAACACAATTGATCTCTATAGCCTCCTGGCGCTGGCGTTCCATTGGCTGTTGCTCCCCATGTTAAAGAGTCACCAATACACATAATGGTAGTGACAGATGAATGCGCGTAACTAGATAGTAACACTGCCAACAAGAGTAATTTCTTCATTAATACCTCGATCTTTTTAAAAACCATCTATCCTTTTTGTCGTACCTCTCTGCAGAAAAACTACAAATTTGTCGTACCTCTCTGCAGTAGCTTTTTTAAAAACCATCTATCTATAAATTCTGCATTTCGAAATGCACGGCGTCTATCCTTTTAGTGAAATCCCCGCCCCAACGATTAGCGGGATTCAATGACTTCCAAAAGGTCCCGAACGGTTTGTACTCGCTTGGTTCAGTTACCCAGTCCCCCGCCTTATTGTGCAACATAAGGTCTATTGCCAAACGCTGGCAATGAAGGGATTTAATGATGCCTTTGCCCTGCTTTGCGTAAAGACGTGCCAATTCTGGTGACCTATAAGCATCCCCAAAGGTAACTGAGTAACCACTCTTATCAATATAGTTAATCAGGCTTGCTATGTTCAAGGCGAAGACTGATTGTTTTTGAGATAGCTTCATTAGAATCCTCGTATAGCGTCATTCATCTGCTTAACTAGTTCCGCCTGTAATTCCCCATCAACAGTAACCCCTTGAGAAAATGCGTTCACATTCGACAACGGGCTTGATGTCTTGGTGGGTGCCAGACTGGAAAGTGGTTTAGGTTTAGCAGAATTTCTGAGCGCTTGTGCTTTATCGAACGCTATCCGTGGTTCTAGCTTATCTTGAGC